ACCATCTATAGATTTGATAACATGTTTCAGCATGGTAGTTACAGATGCATCTCGTTTAAGTTTTTTCAAACCTTTTTCTTCTGTATCAATTTTTTTCTGAGTTCCGTGAGTCATCAATCCTACAACTACTGTGCGTTTAGATGCTGGTAATGTCAATGTTATTGTTTGAGATTCTGTATCAACGCCAGAATAATCCACTTCCTTTTCACCTAATTTAGTAAGATCGATATTGATTGTTTGTTTATCGCCAGAAGGTGTTTCTGTATCAAAATCGTAATCTTTACCATATCCTAATACTCGAGCAGCGATCATAATAGCATTTTTATCACCTACTAACAAATCATTGTAATTAAATTTGGTAACTAGTAATGCCTGAAACAATTTATCTAGTACAACGCCTGATTTGATATATGATTGATTAGTTAAGATATCTTCTTCTTTAGCAGTCATATATTTCATTTCAACTTTACCTTTTGCCAATGGATGATCTTTTGGATACAATTTACCACCAGATGGTAATTCAATTATTTCAGTTGGAAATTTTGAAGTATCTGTTTTTTCATCTACTGCACCAGTTTCGTATTGTGCTATTGCCTTTGCCTTAAGATCGGCATCACTCATTTGTTTTTTTACTTTTGTTGGATAATCGTCGTTAACAGTTCCCATAATTCTCCTATAACCTTTTTGTTTTATATAAATATGTCGGACAGTAAAAAAGCCCCGCTATGCGAGGCTTAATTTAATATTTACAAATTTCAATTAGAATTGAAGGATTGCATAATCATATTTCAAAGTCAATTCAATTTGAACTGGATCTTCTGTCGACCAATCCATGTCTCCAAATGTTGCTGATGATATGAAAGCACCTTTCAATGTCCACTCTTCTACTTTATCTCCAACAGGACCTAATGTATTGAATGTTATATCTTTCTTATAAAAATCAGAATAACCATCTCTACCTGTTACAGATTCATGATGTAGTCTTACCCACTCCATTACTGCTTGCGCTCCAGAAGGAACTACAGGGTCATATAAGGTTACTGTTACATCTTGCCATCTTGACTTACCTTTCAACTTTCTTTCAACATTGATGTGATCAAGAATAACCTCACCTTGGTCGATTGACGGTCTAGAAGCTGCCTTGACAAGATACGAAGGGATACCTTCAATATACATGATAAACCTATTTGCCATTTTAGGTTCATATGCCGTATAAAATATCTCGGTGGGATCTAATAATTCTGCCATCTATTTACTCCAATTAATTTCTTTCTTTATTATAAATATACTCATTCTTCTATTCTGGGAACGAAGCTCCGGTAGGTAATATGTTAAAGTCAATGATAATGAATTCAGCTGTCTTAGCAGGCTGAAGGAAAATAGCTCCTCTCATCTCATTTCTATCAATTACATCTGGAGTATTATTCGTTTCATCCATTACAACTTTAAATGCAAACAATCCTTGTCTTTGCTGTACATTCTCAAAATATGGATTCACCAATGATAAGAATCTGTTTCTAGTCGCTGCCGTATTATTTTCAAATACCAAGAACTTAGTAGATGATGCAACAAACTTCTTAGCTGCTATCAATAGCCTTCTAACATTTACACGATCCAAAGCAGATGCTTTTTTCTGTAATGTTTTCTGTCCATAAACAACTACACCTGTATTAGGGAAAGTTGCAATTGGATTGACTGCAGATTCATATAATGTATCTCTATTTGATTGAGTTAATTTTCTTTCTGTTTGAACAACAATATCTAATCCACCTCTATTTAAACCAGCTGGTGCAAACCATGGTGCTGCTACTCTATCATTGAATGCATATACACTTGGTATCAAAGTAGATGCTGGTACCCAAACATTTCTTCCTAGGTCTACATCTGGAATTTTCAACCATGGCCAATACTCGGCGGCATAATTTGAATCTCTTGCTTCTGCTTTCGCAGCCGCTGTTGATAATGTTGCTCCATATTCTACAGGGTCTATTAATAAGAACGCATCTGAACGATCTTCCATTGCTGTTAATGCTGTAGATAATACATTGGAATGATTTGCAAAGTTATCTACCAATCCAGGTAATGCTAACAAGTTGATATCATATTCATCTTGATTCTTTAATAAGAAGATTGCATCATTATATGAATTTTTTGTAGCTGCTGTTGCTAAGTTAAATCCTTGTGTATTTGTATTTGATATCTCATCATAAAATTTTCTAGGATGAACTACAGTACCATCTGATCCATTAGAAAATGTTCCAGAAACTGCTTGAGGTAAAGAACCTGTTAAGTTTGCATCTCTTACATTTCCATTCACATCTAGGAAGTTATAAGTAGTTCTATTAACAGATACTCTAATATATTTTGATCTGTTAACAAATGAACCAGATAATTGAAGGAATGGATCTGTTGTTCCTGCATCTTTCAATGTATTTGACTGGTCACCAATTACACGAGCAATATAGTTATTTGAATTAGGATCTAATGTCAAGTTATTGTATTGTTCTAATATTGTTTTTCTTTTACTAGTATCATCACCACGTCTAATTAACAATGTAAATGTACCTTTTGTATTACTTACATTTGTTACTTCCCATCTTAAGTTGTTAACAGTACCATTTGTCAATGCATTATTAGTTCCTTCTGTACCAGTACTGTTTTGATCGGCACCATCTGATAATGTTGTTAATGTAAATGAATCTACTGGAAAGTCTGATGATGTAACACCTGCCGATGCTGGACCATAATTACCTGATAGAATACGTACGACTGTTAATGTATCAGCATATTTTAAATATTCCTGAGCCATATAGTTAGTCATATATTTATATGAATTTTCTGATGCTCCTGATCCACTACTAAATGCTGCGCCAAACGTTTGTACAAAGTCTGAATAACTAGTTATTGTTGTTGGTATTCCAGCCGGTCCTTTTTGAGTAGGTCCAATAACTGCTGCTCCAATTGCGGCAACTCCTGCGGGTAAAAACGATTGATCAACTTCATTTGTAAATACACCAGGCGATACTATTCTTTCTGCCATTATTTTGCTCCTTAATTAAAAATCTTCAATTTCATATAAATATTAAATAACAATGCCAAACATACATTAAGATGCAATAAATTCACCATTTTCAACATTAAGTGAACCAGCACCATATTTTCCGGTCAAATCATTGATTACTTCCTGCTCTTTATTTTGCAGGTTAATATACTGACCTTCCAAGTCTGACTTTGCATTTTGCAATTCTTCTAATCTTTTTGATGTAATCATAATTTCCATTTCAACTTGGCCGAATTGGAAGATTAAATCAGTACTTTGATTACGCAGTTCTTCTATAGACTGCATTTCATTTTGTTCTAAAACTTTCTTTTCTGACATAACTAATTCCTTTATTTTTGTTCATATATAAATATGCTGGTAATTGCCATAACCACCGTTTATTTTATGCGTATGGTTATATCATGAGGAGCTTTTTCATCGCCTCCAAAATATGGATATAGATAATATTTTCTATATGTATCAGAACATTTTCTATCTACTTGTACTTCTATACCATCTACCATTAGTATATACGAATCTTCTGTAAATGTTATTGAATAATAATATGAAGTGTTTAAATCTACTGTAGTTATGTTACCGAAACTAAAATTACCATCCTCTCTTTTATACCATAAAATTTCTAAACTATCATTTAACCACCTCCATCCAAATCGTATTGAATTTTTTGTATGAGAGGTTCCGCAGTCGCTTAGCCCATATAATTTATTTACATCATATTGATTGACCGGATCATCTGAAATGTATTGTGCTGATTCATCAAATATAGCTTCAAAACTTATATAATTGCTTTTAGTAGTACAATATGCTGTATTGGAACGATGACGACCTTCTTTTATTTTATATACTCTGTAACCTTGTGTATCTATTTTTTTACATGATAAAATGCATAAAATTAAAAATAAAAGACTAATGTTTTGTATATTCACCTTTTTTCTTTTTTATTCCAAGAAGCTAACGGCCATCGCCATCCTACATTAAGGGCATGAATGTATTCGCCTCTTCCCCAATATCCAGTACCCATCTCTGCACAGAAAGTAAAGAATCCTAGATCTTTAATTTTAATATGATATTGAGCATAAAGCATGCCGGGGTTGAGCCTAACGCCTAAAGTGATACTGGCATTTTCTATACCTCCGTGATCATAATAAGATCCCATACCAAATTTTGCAGTCCATACATCTGGAAAAGAAACTCCTGCTGACATGTCAATTAAACTATAACCACCAAAATCAAACACATAACCTAAACCTAACGATTGAAATGTTAGATTGTCAACCTCCCAGCCTCTAGTACTAAAATTAGGAATGATTGGCTTTCCACCGCTAATACCAATTCCGGAATTTACTTCAACATATATTTGGTTGTCTGGACGAAATACTCTGGTTTGTCCGAGTAGGAGGGTAGGGGCTAGCAGTAGTGCTATTAATAGGTTTTTCATGTGCATATCTCTTTGGCATGGTTAATATAAATTGGTCTTTGAATTACTTATAAATATGCTATTGGTTGTCGTAACCACCGGGTGGATCATCCTGAATATTAACATTAAATGTAGATGTTTCATTACTAAACGTAATGCGTTTGAGTGAATATTTTTTCTGTAGATTTGAGGTTTTTAATTCATATGGCATTAACAATGTACCTTTAACTGTTAATGGTAATGTTGCTCTTACTAATCTATCTTCACCGGTACTATTAACCGTTTCAAAAGAATAATCAGATATATGAGTCGGAAATTTCCAAGTAGTACCCCATGCAAATCCATTCAATGGCATTATCTGCTCAATAATAGAATTTAACTGTTCTGTATATTCAGTCCATATATACATGTCATATGTCACATCAACAAATTCAGGTACTGGTGATATATAATATTCTTGGCTAGGTTTAACTCCTTGCAGTACTGAAAATCTATCATATCGATTAGTTAATGTATGTTTATTGCGATATAAATAATCATTACCATCCGGATTTTTATTTACACCTAATGTTCTTAATGAATCTCGATCTGCCATTGAATTGCGACGAACTGCCATATACGGAGTCATTGCTTTACCCTTTTCATCAAACATGTAACCACGTGATTGAAATTGAGCCCATTTTTCTCCATTGGCATAAAATATTGGAACATCTACTAGCGATTCATTTTCATATACCTGAGGTTGCACTATATCTGAAATATATGACATGATAGCAAAATCAATATCATATATAGTACATTTTGGAGTTTTGACAACATCATCATCTCGTCTAATCTGATTAACATTGGCAGGCTTGCTGTTATTTGAAAATGAACTATATGTTTTATTTAATTCTGGCTTGCTCATAAATTCCTTGGTATATTATTTGGTTTATTAATACCACTACGTACTTCTTCAATATTTAATCTGTTTCTTCTAGTTACATGAGTCTCACATATTACAGATACGCTATATCCAAATTCATCACGTTCACCTAAATTAAATCCTATATCACGAGATGGATTTTTACCGGCAAAGAATTCAGAAGCTGATACACTATCTATTTCATGATATTCTCCGTTATATTCAATAACATCACCTGTTTCAATTATAATATTTTTATCTTTAAGATCATCACGCACAAAACCAAATGTAACTGGCCTTGTATAATCTATTCCAAAATCATCTGCTTGCTGTGTTCTTGTCTCTCTTAATATGATAGAATTTATTTTCATTACACCATAATAAACTTTATTATCAGATTCATCATATAAATTTGTTTTTGTTGATTCCAAATTCAATTTATAAAACCCAACCTCTGTGTCAATGTATTTATTAATCAATTCACGATTAACAGATCTGATTAAATTTGCATCTCTAGCTGAGCCGAATAAAGCCATTATTTATCCTATATAAATTTTCATCGGAATCTTATT